TCATTATGTCCTTTAATATCTGCGTCAGGATATTCAGTTTGCAAATTGATAATTAAAGCGGCTAAGGTTTTCTTTTGTTCTGCAGTGAAATTATCCTCAGGCTTATCGTTATCGCTACGACCACCAACTAAACAAATACCAATACTATTTTTATTATAACCCCTAGCGTGTGCACCTGGAACGTTTAAATTTCTTCCCGTTTCTATAGTTCCGAATCGATTAATGATAAAATGATAACCGCAATCTGACCAACCTCTGTCTATGTGCCAGCGGGTGATTTCTTTAGCACCTACTAACATTCGTTTATAAGTATCTGCGCAGTGAATCACTAATAAATCTATGTGTCTATCTGTTTTTAAAATCATAGTACAGATTCTAACAATTCAATAAATACGTCTGAATCGATACTATTAGCAAGTAATAAGATACTAAGTAAGGCAATTATAACAACCTTAAATATTTTCTTATAAAGCAAGTTCTTTGCAGTCAATTCCATTCCTTTATTCACTACTTTACCGCCTTTGTCAGACGTAAAAAATAATCCTAGTTTTGTAATCAGTTTTTTCATTTTGTTTTATTTAGTTTATTAATATTTTATTTTCTTAAATCTACCGTTTAAAGTTTCAAAAGTTGTCTGCATGTCCCTCGGCAACATATCAATACCAAACGCCCACATTTCAAAGATAGCCAAAAGTCGTCTTGTGTTGTTCTTATGGCTGGTTGTGCTAAAGATTGAATTTATTCGATATTCAAAAGCTTTTACAACATCATATCTAAATTTTTCAAATAATTCAATCACATATTTTATATCTTCTTCGGAAATTCCTTTTTCTCTCCACTCTTTTACAATAGCGTCAATGTATTTAATATGCATTTGTGTCTGAGCTTCGATAATATACATTTTAAATTGGTCTGAATCCATTTTTTCAATGTCATCTTTTAATATATCGTTAAAACTTTCAGAACAAACTTTAATCTTATACTTTACAAAGTCCTTACACATTTTGCTTTTAGAAATATCATATTCGCCATGCGTGTAAAACTTCATAAAAGATACTTCTTTTTCTACCCTTGCGCACGTATTAAAAACGTCGTGATGTTCTAGAGATTTGATTGTTAATTTATTCTTTACATTTAAAAAGATATTCACCCATGAAGGAATGTTTTTTTTAAATATCCACATGAAAGATAAAACCAATATAACTAAAGAAGATATTAAACCGCTTTCTGAGTTCTCAACTAAAACTTTTAAAATACTTTCCATGATATTAATTTAAATAGATACCACCAAAGAAACTCTTTTTACTTGGCACTATATCGTCGTCGTTAATATTACCTTCTATATATTCAGGAAAAAGAACCTCGTTAGCGCATAAATACTTTGCTAATCTGTCTGTATAATATTCAGCGTCATCTCTTATACTTTGCCTTAAAAAGTTAACTTCGTTTAAACTACTAGCTTCTGAATTATCTGAGCTCTTTTTTACCACAGCCTTATTCGTTATTTTATAGTTAAAGTATAGAATACTAGAATAAGTAACCCATTCAACTAATGCGGGTTGTATATAGTCTTCTAACAAAGTGACCATTCTAGCTGAAACCGTTCCACTTGTAACCTCAGAAATCAAGACATCAAATAAATTAGTTCCTAAAACCCTCTCAATGTTTAAGTTTTGAGCTTTTATTATTTGCGGGTGGATTAGTTCGTCATCGACATTTAAGTTGACTACGCTATTTCTTTTGTAATAATCCGCAGTCATTAATAGTATTTTATTAGTTGGCATCTTCTTCAGTTTTTGGTTCGTTTTCTTCTTCTACGTCATCAAGTTTGAAAGTGACAGATTCATTGAGTAATATTTCTCCTTCGATTCCGTTTAAATTCATTATTCTATTAAATTGATTTTCTAGCAAATATTGGTATTGGTCAATTACATTATGTTGAAACATTGCTTCGGCTTCGATTACTTCGCTACTTGTCCCAAGCTTCCCAGCAGTTGCAACACCTACGACAGTGCTAGACGCTCTATGACCAATTATTATTTGTTCTTTAACTTGTTGCGCCAAATCTTTATATCTTTCGTCAGAATCATTTAAAGTTAGCGGTGTGATAATTGGGACTTGTGCCTCGTCTTCGCTTAGTGTTAAAATTATTTTAGAGCTGTTAGCACTTCCTGAATATTGTTCTTCTAACTTTCTTTGGAATTGTTTCATTTCTTCGTCAGAAGGTACTCCTATCATGTTAATCATCATTGACGGTGTGAAACCGTTTTTAACGCTGTTTAAATGCCAAGAAGCTATTTCTGTATCTAAAGCTATGTAAGTGCTACAAGCTTGGTAATCCGGCAAAGGATATACGTCTTCACTTCCTGGTCTATACATTGGAACGTAAACCAATTGCGTGGCAACGTCGTTGTATTTAGTCGAAAAACCTTGTACTATTTCAGGCTTATATTTCTCCTTTCTTTCTTGTGTCCAGTCTGCAGAAATTTGGAAAAAGTCAACACCTTCGGTTTGTCTTACAGCGACTTCAGAATCGTCTTCTAATTCCTTAACTTTACGAACCTTTGACCAGTCCATATATTGAACACGTGCGATACTCTTTTTATCTTTGGACCAAGTTACGAGAAAACAATAACCACCGTATAATGCTAAATCATACGCATTCTTATAAACTATTTCGTTAAGTGTTTCGCTTCCGTTAAAGTTATTTATAAAGTCCTTTTGCTCTGAGGTGTTAGCTTCAAACCCTAAACCCGCAGACATATCAGACTTCTTCTTTAAAATAGCACTGTGAAGACTTGACGTGTTCATCATTTCCTTTAATATGTCAGGAAAATCATTTTTCTTTCCGTATAATATATAGTCTCGATTATTGAGAATTTTAAATTCAGGCGATTCGATTTCAGTCGCAGCTGCGGAAATCATATTTACTTTAGTATTTTTATTATCTACTTTCATATATTATCTCTTTTTATAAATCTATTTTCAAAACTACATAAAGGTTGTAAATTTGTATAATGGTTTAATTTTAAAACTTCACTTTCGTTTTTCGCTGTGCTTAATGGTATTATGTGGTCTATATCCCAATTTTTTAAAGGCTCAAAAACCCCGTCTTTTGGATTTCCTTTATTTTCCCACGTCATAAAAGGCTTGAATTTACTCTCAATATGTTTTTTAAAAAACTCAAAAGAACAACCGATTATTTCTTCTGTCTTGCAAGGCTTAACAGTATTAAAAGAAACATTTATTAAGCTTCTTAAGCTACATTTTAATTTAAACATAGGGTCTGAATTAATTCTTTCTTGTCTTTTTTTATTTATCTCAGTTTTATTTATGTCGTAATAGCTTTTATAGTATTCTTTATTTTCTAACCTCCATTTATTTTTATACCCGTTTGTTTTTTCTCTATTAATTTCGCTGTATTTTTTTTGATATTCTTTTACTGTTTTGCTATTTTTTTTATAATATTCCTTACTTCTATTATTGTTATGTATTTTATTTTTTAAATGTCTTGTTTTGTTTTTTAAAGATATTGACTTTTTATTCTCAAGATAGTAAGCTTTATTACAACTTATACATTTACTCTGTAGTCCGTCTTTACTTCTACTATCTTTAGAGAAGTTTGTTAATTCTTTGTCTTTATTGCATTTTTTACATTTTTTCATTCCGCAATATACTAATTTATATTAACGTATACAATTTAATCTATTGATATGCTATATAATTATTCTCTTCATTATCATTGTAAGACGTTTTAACGGGTTTTAAATCACCTTTTAAATATAACTTACCAGTTTCAACTATTCCGTCAGTAGACGCAATATCTAAGTTTGTAGCGTCTGACATTTGGTAAATGTTATATTTATAGTACCCGTTCAACTCTAAGTTTATGATACTGTCAAGTAGGTCTTCCGTTCCCGTTGTTACTTCAACTAAAAATTCGTTGTACCTGCAAGTATTGTTTGAAATATCCGAACCCGTAAAAATCTTACTTTCTTTCGTGTCGTCACTTATTAATTCAAACAAGAAGTAAACAGGTGCGGAAAGTGTTACATTTTCTGACGCTGTAAACACCACTC